TAACATTCTTACTAAGTCTGGTATAAATGCTGGTACTTTGCTCCATTCGTCAAAATACTCCAGATTTACACTAGAAAGGCAACATACTGCTGTTCTTTCTTCATTTGTTGCAAGAGTAATTTCAGAGCAAAGATTACTATGATTTACATAGAGACCTTTTCTTTTCTGAAAGTCTGGTAAATCAGCATTTACAGCATCTTCAAACATAAGATAAGGTTCTCCTGTTTCCATGCGATTCTGCAATAATTTTACCCAAAGTGTTCTTGCGGACACTACTTTTTTAACTTCATGACTGTGAGGATCAATAAGTTCCCAACTATCATCAAAGTTTTGCTCATGTGTAGCTCTGTGTATAGTTTCCATAAACTTATCATTTATAACTACGCCATGATGTAAGTTTGTACACTTACGGTTGACATCTCCACCTGTTGGCTTACGAATGTCTAAAAATTCTTCGACTTCAGGGTGTGTAATATGCATATAACCTGCATAACTCCCTCGTCTTGTAACTCCTTGTGAGAAAGCTAACATTTCTGCGTCTACTACTTTCATAAAAGGAATTGCACCTGTGCTTTCTGAGCCTTTTGAAGTTGATGTTCCTTGTGAACGAACTGCACTCCATGAACCCCCTATACCTCCTCCAAAGGAAGATAGATAAGCATTTTCAGTATAATGATCTGTAATACCTTCTCTTGAATCTTCAACATAGTTTAAGAAACATGAGATAGGCATACCTCGTTGTGTACCTCCGTTGGAAAGTACTGGAGTAGAGAACATAAACCAAAGTTTACTTGCATAATCATACAAGCGTTGGGCATGGTCGTCATCATCTGCAAAAGCTTCTGCAGCGCGTGCGAAAGCCTCTTGAGGTGATGTTTCCCCTGCTACCATATATCTGTCTTGTAGAGTTCGTAAACTAAACTCTGTTAACAGTGAATCTTGACTATAATCTATTTTCATTTAAGTGCCTTTTTAAAGTTGAATTAATAACTTCTATGTTTTGTTCTCCGATTGCTTGCTCTGAGTAAGTAACTAAATCCATAAGCTCAACGTTCATCAGAAGTTGTTCTGCATTTTCATTGAGATTTTGAATGTATTTATACTTTCCATCTATAGGACAAGCATCGTAGATATCAAAAACGTCTCCATATTGTTCCATTAGCTGAACTGCGCGCTTTGGACCAATTCCAGGTATTCCTGGAACATTGTCCCCTTTGTCGCCAGTCAGACATTTGAATGTAATATAATCGGGGATCTCAAAATCATAATGTTCATCCCAATTATGTACTGTGGTTTCTTTTCTAGTAACTGTACTAAAACGAGAAACTCTATCATTGATAAGTAAATCCCAGTCTTTATCAGATGAAACCATCCAACATTCGTCTAATCCATACTTATCAAGATTCATACTAATGTATGCTGCAATATCATCAGCCTCAACTCCTTTGAATTGAAAGACTGGATATTTTTCTTTGAGTAATGTTAGAGTATTACTAAACTCTGCCATAAACATAGCAAACTCTTTTTCTTCTTGAGGAGTTTGTTCTGCATATTTTTCTTTACGGTTTGCTTTATATTCTGGGAATATTTCTTTTCTATAAGAACTGCCACCGTCAGCAGTAATTATAATATTACCTGCGTTGTATGACTTTGCTAAACTTTCTACTGTTCGTACATAATCATATTTGAAGTCTGTTACACCTTGATGTTTCCACCTAAAAGCTATATTGAGACTATCAACTATCAGCAAGTTCCCATTTTGAATTGGGTTCCCAAGGTCTGAGAATGTTATCGCCATTTGTAAATTGTATCTCCTCTTTTTCTAGCCAGTGTTCTGCGATTAGTATATACGCACCTAGCCAGGCAATGTGCATATAACGCAATGTATTTTTTGGTTTTCGTACTGTTGCTGCAAAGAACTTTCCGTGGTTCTCTCTAAATATCAACAGTGGTTCTTGTTCCATTTGTTGTGCTTGTTTACAAAGTTTACTCCACCATTTGAAAAGATTATTACTTTTCTGAGTGTATATCTTACTATTAAAACCAATGTCTTTATAAAACTTGACTTCGACAGTAAATAAATTTACTTTGTCAGGCACCATGCAATCTCCTTTGATCTTTCCACTTCCAGATCCTGGAGTTTGTACCCATTTCTCGTCTGTAAGTCGTTCAAGCATAGATAATACTTGTTGCTCACCTCGGTTACCTTTTTGTCTAGGATTAACCAAGTTCGAGCCTGCTTACTTTTTCTTCTTTCACTACTTCTATTTTAGCGAGTAAAGGGTGTGTCCATCCATGTGATACCATCTCAGTATTCAAATGTTCCGCTCTGAGGAGTAAGACTACTAGTCGTTCCTTTCCTTGCTCATCTAAAACATTTGTTACTTCGTCTAGGAATAACACATTTATCTGAGACTTAGATATACTACTCATTAGTTTACGAATTGCTAAAAGTGTTGAAGTGTTAACTCTTGCTAACTCTCCTGCACTCAAAGCTAATATATCTACAGTTTTGCCATTATCATCTATTTCTACATTTAATTTATCATTTAATACTACAAATTCTAAACTAAATCTTCCATCTGATAACTCAGCAAGGTATTCGTTTGTTAATTCTTCGAGATCTTTTACTAAGTTCTCAATTTTATATGCTAGTAGTCCATTTGTACTAAAAGCTTTTTTAAGTATATCAACATTTGCAAACTTATCATTCGCATCTTTTAGTTCTGCAACTAATTCTTTGTGTTGATCTTCAAAATCTGTTTGTTGTTCTTCAATAATTGAAAGTCGAGTATTGTGTCTTTCTCTGCGTTCGTTTTCTTCGATTACTTCGTTTACTCTTTCTTGTCTATTACTTATTCTTTCTTTCAATTTGATTATTTTATCTTGTATTTCTTCAGAGTCTGGAACTTCTAAGGGCAAAGTCTGATCTATACTTCTATAGATTTCTTCCCAACTATTTATCTTTTGTTCCATTTGTTTCAGCATTTTATTGGCATAGTTTATATCTGTAAGCCTATCATTTGCTTCTTCTAGCTTTTCAGAGTATGCTGTGCGAGCAGTTTGATGTTTGTGTAACTCTTGTCTTATAAATGCTAAATCTATCTCTTGACCACAAGTAGGACATCCTGCATCATCTATTTCTTGCAAGTCCATATACTTCTTAACCATGCGTACTTCTTGAGCACCTCTTGATTTTATTTCTCCAATCTCCTCTACTAACTGCTCTGTGTCTTGCCATTCATTGTTGTCAACATACTCTTTCGCTAGTCCTAAATCTATGGATTCTAACTGGCTTTTGTATAAATTATTTTGGTTAATTTTTTTCGTAATTTCTGAAATATTTTGGAATTCTATTTGTAAAGAACGTAAAGACTCTTCATCTTCTTCTGAGTAAAATGGTAATTCTAATTTCGATAGTAGTGATGTATCTTCCAAATAATTATCTGATAACCACTTATCGATTGTGTCAATTTTCCCTTGTATATTTGAAACGTCTCCAGCTAAATTTCGTGATAATTCTTTAAAAACATCAAAGTATTTTACATAATTATCTAACTGTAACAAATCAATTAAGAATCTTTTACGATTAGTGTCTGTGGCAGTCAAGAATTGTAGACTAGCATTGGTATTCTGATAAACAATCTGTGAGAAAGTTTTAAAATCTATACCAATAATTTCTTCTAGCGTCTTGTATGTATTTGTAGCTGTATGACTGGATATATCATCTCCGTTCTTGTAGAGTTTTACTTTTATATTACCTCTACGAGCAACTTCAATTTTATACTCATCATCTACAACATCAAAAGACAAAGATATATCATAGCCTTTGTTGACTTCACGATTTGGTATTTCTGCTTTTTTAATTCCTTTTGAGTTTTTGTTGAATAATACTTCTTCAAGAATCAAAGGAATAGAACTTTTACCTGCTCCATTTGTGCCTACTAATTGTGTAACTATAGATTCGTTTAAGTTTAACTCGTTTCCTTCACCATAGCTAAAACAATTACTCCACTGTAACTTCTTTAGCGTAATCACTAAACACTCCTAAAATATTTTTAACTTTACTATCATCTAACTCTAATATATAACTTAGGTACTCTCCTAATTCTTCTTCCATTGTCATCTCTTTGCCTAATATTAGAGTGGCTTCTGTCTTTCTTTTTATAACTTTTTTATCAAGTAATTCACTATTTTTGATATTACTTAAATCAGATACATCTCCCTCAATTTCATATATAGTATGGTCAAACTCAGTCTGCACCATTTCACTCGGATCTGTAACTGTCTTACGAATTAACTGTGGTAAATCAAAAGTATGCCATGTCCATTGAAATCCATCATTATCGTCTATCATTAGATATCCTGTTTCAACATTATTTCTATGAAAACTTGTAGTCATTGGACTACCAGGATATACTATGTTTCTTTGTGTATTGCTATGTGCGTGCAGGTCTCCTGCAAATACAACTTTGAACTTATCAAATCGTGATAAGTCTACTTCAGGTTGCACATGAGGAGGTATCTCTCCACGAACGTGAGTAAATAATACTGCTGAACTTATATCTTCAATACTATTTTTTCTATGTAAGTCTGCATATGGTAATATTGCATAATTACTAAAATCATCCACTGTAGTTTCATCTATAACTGTTACTAGTGAATTTAATTGTTCTGTAACTTTTTTTAAATTTGTAAAGAATGTTTTGTTTTTGCGAGTTGCTTCGTGGTTACCATCAAATATAATAGTGCGCACTGTGACACCCTTTACAAAGTCAAAGTAAAGTGTAAGTTCATCCATGCTGGGGACTCTATCAAATAAGTCCCCACCAATGATGTGCAGGTCAACATCTTTCTCTAAGTCATGAACTTGTTCAAAAAACATTTCATAGCGTGTACATGCCCAAGGCAGTGGTACATTCTTTTGACCGAGTTTTATATGCCAATCTGCAGTAAATAAGATCATTTTGGAAGCCCTTGTTGTATAAATTTAGCGATAGTATTAATATCGTTTTCAGACAACATAGCCGCCTGACCCCACATTAAGGCAGACTGTGAACCAATCATACCTCCATTCTTATATGTGGTTAATTTAGTACTAATATCTGTTTCGGACTGTCCTGCCAAGGTCGGACCAATGCCGCCCTCACCTTCTTGTCCATGACATGCTGCACAGCCTGCCCATAAACCTCTAATGCTACTAAATTCATCGGCTTGTGCCAATAATTGTTTATTTCTTTCTATATCTGAAGGAGTACCATATGTTTTTACATATTCGTCATAACACTCGCCATAGCAAGCACTGTTTCGTGACCCACCTTTATATTCAAGGTTGTCATAAGCAACAGCCATAGTTCCGCCTAAAAATGCTAGAAAGATAAGAAATTCTTTTTTCATCCTACGAACTCATCTCCGAGTGTCCAAGAACACCCTGTAAGACCACCAGCCTGTAAGGCTTGTAGTGTTCGTAAAACTTCGATTGCGCTTCTTCCTGTATCTAACGCATTTACTGATACATGTTGAATTGTTCCTTCAGGATCTACAATGAAAGTTGCTCTGTAACATACTCCCTCTTCCTCGTTAACTATTCCTAGTTGTCTGGAAAGAGTAAGACCGCAGTCTGCCGCAAGAATATGATCTATATCCCTGATTAAAGAATTGTCTTTCTTCCATGCTAGTTTACAAAATTCGTTGTCTCCACTAACTCCGATAACATCGCAATGAGTTGATAATTCATCCATTGCTGCAATCTCTGTTGGGCAAATGAAAGTAAAGTCTTTTGGGTAGAAATATATTACAGTCCATTCTGCTAGTAATACATCTACATCAATGAAATCATTTTCATCATTTACACCTTTCAGATTCAAGTCTGGAAATTTGTCGCCTACTGTTAACATAATGTTCTCCTAAGTTATATCAAACTCATCAGAGACATTTTCGTCTGGTGTAGAGTTATCTGCACCTTCTCGTAATCTGTCAAGTAGTTCTTTTTGGGCATCCGCTGTTGGTCGAGTAAGTACTTCGTCCATTGACTTAAGTTCTGCGATGAGTTCCATCTCAGCATCGTCTAAAGCTCTAGGTTTGCATTTAAGAGCCTGTAGTTGATATTCAACATTGTAAGCCATTGGTCCAGTCTTAACTCTCTTAAAGTAAACATCCCAACCAGTTACTGGATCAGTTGGATCACCAAGATCTTCTGCTGCAACCATTATCTGCTCGAGTAATTTTTTCTTTAAGTTTAGTACTTTGACTTTTCCATCGTGGATACATTGGATAGCATAAGACCAACCGCATTTAAGTTCAGGATGATACTCTCTCACCCAGTCTTTTTCTACGTTGGTAAATGCTTCTGCGTCTCTATCGAATGATAGACACTCGAATGGTAAATTCTTACCGTTTTCGCCTTTCAACCAGTAAACATAGCGAGGAAGCATATCCCCAACCATTCTTACTTTGTTGTCGCCTTCGACATATTGATAACTGTCGATTTTATTTTTTTGGGCTTCGCCCTTGGTTTGATTAAATTTTATTGCCATTTTAATTCCTTTAAAGTGATTTCTTCAAACAAAAAATGTATTCTGTCATTTTCTATTCGTAGTAATCTATTGTTTTTAATACTGTCCTCGTTCCCTGTAAAGTGAAGGAGGTCTAATGTGGTATCTTTGTTTTTCTGATATTCAAAATAATTACGCAAAGATGCGATACCTGCATATTGTGCAATCTCGCCATCTGAATATCTCCTACGCTGAATGAATAACGCCTCTGGGTTTACTAGGAACGAATCCCCATGAAAACTTTTAGTCCAGAACTTATATATTCTATCATGTCTATTCACTGGTGGTAGCTTATAGGTAAGTATATGAAGGATTGTCAAAATGTCTTTGACACTCCCGTTGCTTTCCCTTTTTACTTTTTCCCAATTATAGAATAACATATTATAACAAACTTTTAACTCCGTGTCAAGATATATTTTTTCATGCTATACTTCAAAAACTTCATAGCCCTGTCGCATATAATATCCCCTTCTCGCCGAAGCTTGCTTTCTAGCTGTTCGACCATGTAAGTTAATATCTACCACTTTCGGCTGTTGTTTTCCGTCATACATTCTTATTACTCGCCCAATTAACTGTGTGAGCAAAGGCTCATTGTTTATGGGCGTCCCTAAAATGAGACAACTAAGGCAATCTAAACTGATACCTTCTGAGAAGATACTTTGTGTTCCAAACAGAACATCTTTGTCAGTAAAGATTTCCTTAACCATCTCTGCTCTCTGCTGGTGTGGAATATCTCCAGTTACGCAGATTGCATTGTCTCCTACGAGCCTTGCACAGCTCTTAAGAAAGTCCACTCTATCGGCTACTACTAGAACTTTATGACCTTTTGCTGCATAACTTGCGGCAAGTATACCGATCATGTTTTGGTATTCCCAATCAAAAGCAAGATTGTTGACTCTTGTAGCCCAGTCAACATTGCCATCCATGAAACGAATACCAGAGTTTATAATATCTACACTTGGTGTAAGATAATTCTCTTTCGGTGGTTTAAAAACAGTACTCGAAAAGTAATCACGAAAGACTACATGTCTTCCATCTTTTCGTTGCAAGGTTCCTGTTAAACCAATTTTATTCTTTGCTCTCGAAGCATCAATAATTCGTGTAAAAGTTGGACTACTTACATGATGCATCTCATCAAGTATAATAGTACCGAACTCCTTTGTGATTTTGTCGATATTTCGATACAAAGTTTGCACATTTCCAACGACAAAGGGGGAATCGATCTCAAACTTCCCTGAGCCAATCACACCCGCCGTAACCCCGAAAACTTTTTGTACTTCTTTTTCCCACTGCGCTCGTAACGCTAAAGTGTGGGTAACAATTAAAGTTTTCTGTTGTAATTTAT